GCTATTTTACTTTTAATTCTACTTTTTTTGAATTATCATTAGAAATAGATTTTTTAGAATTTAAAGTCTTAATATCATCAGTTAATTCAAGTATATAATCAATAGAAGTGTTGTAATATGTGGCAAGTTTTTTTAATAAAGTTAAAGGAATTTGCCTTTTTCCAGTTTCATATTGATGATAAGTGTTTTGGGCACAATGTAAGTATTTAGCTACATTTTCTTGTGTTAAATCGTGGTCTTCTCTTAAATCTCGTAATCTCATGAATATCATTCCTTTTATGTAAAAATTTAATTATTGATTATAGTACAACCAATAGATTTATATAAAATAAACTTGTTGATGTGAAAAATAATTTTGTAAAGGAGATATAAAAATGAGCTATGTTGATGAAGTACTCGAAGTAGTAAAGAAGAAAAACGCAGATCAGCCTGAGTTCTTACAGGCAGTAACAGAGGTTCTTGATTCTTTAAGACCTGTAATCGAGGCAAATGAGGAATTATACAGAAAGAATGCGATTCTTGAGAGAATCACAGAGCCGGATCGTCAGATCATGTTCCGTGTTCCTTGGGTAGATGACAACGGACAGGTTCAGGTAAACAGAGGTTTCCGTGTACAGTTCAATAATTCCATTGGACCATACAAGGGAGGTTTAAGACTTCATCCTTCTGTAAACCTGGGTATTATCAAGTTCTTAGGTTTCGAGCAGGTATTTAAGAATTCTCTTACAACACTTCCAATTGGTGGTGGTAAAGGTGGTTCTGATTTCGATCCTAAGGGTAAATCTGACAGAGAGATCATGGCATTCTGCCAGAGCTTCATGACAGAACTTTGCAAATATATCGGAGCAGACGTTGACGTACCGGCCGGAGATATCGGAACAGGTGCAAGAGAGATCGGCTTCTTATTTGGACAGTATAAGAGAATTCGTGGATCATACGAAGGTGTGCTGACTGGTAAGGGTCTTACCTATGGTGGATCTCTTGCACGTACACAGGCTACCGGATATGGTCTGTTATATCTTACTAACGCATTATGGAAAGATCATGGTATGAGCCTTGAGGGAAAGACAGCAGCAGTTTCCGGATCTGGTAACGTTGCTATCTACGCAATCGAGAAGGCACAGGAGTTAGGTGTTAAGGTTGTAACATGTTCTGATTCTACCGGATGGATTTATGATCCAAACGGAATTGATGTTGCTCTTCTTAAGGAAGTTAAGGAAGTTAAGCGTGCCCGTCTTACTGAGTATGCAGCTGCTAAGTCAACTGCTGAGTATCATGCAAAGCAGAACGGTGAGCACGGCGTATGGCAGTACAAGGTAGACCTTGCTCTTCCATGTGCTACACAGAACGAGTTAGATATTGACGATGCAAAGATGCTCGTAGCAAACGGTGTTACATCTGTTACAGAGGGTGCTAACATGCCTACAACTCTTGAGGCTACAAAATACCTTCAGGAGAACGGAGTACTCTTCGTAGGTGGTAAAGCTGCCAATGCAGGTGGTGTTGCTACATCAGCACTTGAGATGAGCCAGAACTCTGAGAGACTTTCATGGACATTCGAAGAGGTTGACGGAAAGCTCAAGGGCATTATGGAGACAATCTACGCTAACATCAGTGATGCTGCTAAGAGATACGATGCAACAGTTGGTGGAAAGACTGACTATGTTGCAGGTGCAAATATCGCAGGCTTTGGCCCTTCCGCTACCGCTATGTTAGCACAGGGTGTTTGCTAATCAATAAAAACGAACCCCGGAAATTCAATGTTTCCGGGGTTTTATTGTGCGTATTTTTGAAGAAAGTGTTCGTTGGTTTGAGTAGATTTTTGATAGTAATATGCGTACAATACACGCGTAATATACACGCAAGATACAACTCATTTTGTATAATATACGCATAATATACTGGGATTTTGAGCATATTTATACAGAAAAAGGGAGGCATAACCTCCCTTAAATTTTATTGACCTCATCAATGAGCTGTTGTATAGATTTGTGCGTGTAGGTTCCTTTTGTAATATCATTTTTCATGCTATGCCCCATTATCAGTTTTATGCAAACATCATTTGCACCAACATCGTCCATCAGTGAGGCAAAGGTGTGGCGGCCGTCATGTGGGAGATGCTGCATACCAAGTTTGTTCATAACGGTGTTGAAATTTGCGCTCACATACGATCCGTAGGTGTAGTGGTTTCCATACTTGTTGTTCACAAGAAATCTTCTGTTCGGATTGAACCGATTCTTTATTAGTGGCAAAATTTTGTCTGCGATTGGTATTGTTCTGTCTGTGCCGGCCTCTGTTTTCATTCCTCCAATCATGTATTGTTCATCCAGATGCACATTATCCGTGGTTATCTCCAAAAGTTCCGTAGGTCTTAGGCCGGTGTAGATCGTAATGAGAATGAGATCCACATTGTTTATCACATACAGTTTAGACCAAAGGGTTGCAATTTCTTCATTGGTATATCTGCTATGGATTTGTTCTGTCGGATCAACCCATGAGTATACAAAGAACTGAGACAAATCTTTTTCTATATAGTTGTTCATTATGGCATACTTGTATAGATTGTTAAGGACCGTGCGGATATTAGAGACAGTAGAGTTTGATTTACAGGTCCATTTATTGATACACTCCTGGACCTCATCAGTTCGTAGGGCATTAAATTTCTTGTGGTGCAAATCTGATAAGTGGTTGAAAGCAATCTCATAGTTCCGCCAGGTGTTTGATGAAATCTTATCCGGCAGAGCCTTTCGATAATTTTTCCACTTTCCATACATCTCTGCAAAAGTAGGTGTCTCGGCGTATTTAATATGTTCCGCAACCACATCGGCATTATTCAATTCCGACAGAAAAGCATAGGCGTGTTCCTGTTTGGCGAAGTATTCAAGGTATTTGAATGTTTGCCGGTAAGCTATGGAATACTCATAGCCCTCTTCTTGCATCAGAGTCTCAGCGAACTCACAGATGGCATCTGAGGAAATGGCAGCCCACATCTGAGCTTTTCTTTTCCATTTGAAGTTATACCGTTTGAGTTCCCGGAGGATATTAGACGGCGGATCTTTCGGAGCATCAATCTCTACAAATTCCGCAATTTCAGAAGTTCGGACGGCATAAGGCTTACGCCTCTTGCCTTTTAGTTTGATTACACTACCGTAACCGTTTGGCAGACGCATAATATCATCCTCCTTTTCCTAAAAATGGGCGTAAAAATGCCCGGTATATTGTTTTTCTACCGGGAAGATGATATAATGCAAGGTGTTCAATCGAACATTCATCGGATCTTTCCGGTGTGTGTTTATAGATGCCGTCTCTGTTAGCAGCAGAGGCGGTTTTCTATTTTAGTATTTTTGTCGATTTTCAACGACTCTACCAATGATTCTCACTGGCTTATTCTCAATTTCCTCATTTGAATAAAACATAGGCTCATAGGTCTGATTAAAAGGAATGAGTCTGATTCCGCTAGGGAACTTTGCCAACTTTTTGCAAGTGGCACTGTCTCCATTGACTAACACAATGACAAGATCGCCTGATTCTGCATAGTTCTGTTTGCGGACAATCACAACATCCCCATTGCAGATACGAGGCTCCATGGAATCTCCCTTTATTTTCAAAGCAAAGAAATCCCCAGTGTGAGCCAATTCTTCTGATATTTCCTCATAATCTATAACATCCTCAATGGCTTCAATAGGAACTCCGGCTGCCACGTTACCAAGCACAGGAATACGGATAGCCTTTTTGGCCATCTTCACTTTCTCCGGTTCTGCGTCAACTTTCGTATTATCGTCAAGCTGAGAGAATAATTCGTCAAACGTCATAAACATTCCGTTTGCAGCTTTCTTTATAGATTGAATAGACGGAACAGGCGGTTCTCCTGTTTTTGGATTGAGATTATTTTCGAGCTGTGATATGTACCCTTTACTTATTTTACTAGCCTTAGAAAAGTCATCCATACTCATGCTGTTTGTCTCTCTGTATGCCTTTATTATCTGCCCTAATGTCATAAGAAAACCTCCTTTCAATGTTTAGTCCATTATACAATGTACTGTGCAAAAAGTCAATTTTTTTGTAAAATGTGCTTGACAATAAATGTTTGGTCGGCTATACTCAAATTGTTCAGTCGAGCAAACATCGGACAAAGAAAGGAGGCGCAGTAATGGCGTATCGAATCAGAGAACTTAGAGAAAAGAAGAAACTTACCCAGGAACAGTTAGCTCAAATGTCTGGCGTAAGCAGAACAACCATAGTTCTGCTTGAAAACAACGAAGAGCATGAGGCTATGGTCGGTACTCTGAAATCGTTGGCGGCGGCTTTGAATGTCCCTGTCAGCAAACTTTTTACCCAAAAAGTTTAGTCGAGCAAACACGAAAAGGATAATCCACAACGAACTAAGGCACAGTAAAACGAACAGATTGAGGTAAGAAGCAATGAACAATGAGAGAGTAACACCAAAAAATGCAGCGAAAGAGTTGCAAATGGATGTGATTACGCTCCGTGAACTTATGAAAAGGGAGAAATTGCCTATTGGATATGCCATAAAGCGAGAGGGTAAATCCAAGTGGGGATTTTACATATATCGCCACCTTTTGGATCAGGAGAAAGAACGACTTGGTATAGGTTAAGCATCCGCAAGGATTGTTTAATAGATATTTTTGAGGAAAGGAGACGCACCATGAGAAAAGGTACAGTTAAATGGTTCAACGCTGCAAAGGGCTATGGTTTCATTACAGGCGAAGATGGAGTTGACGTGTTCTGCCATTTCAGCGCATTGCAGATGGACGGTTACAAGACTCTCGTAGAGGGACAGCCCGTAGAATTTGATGTTGTTGACGGAACCAAGGGACCGCAGGCATCCAACGTAACAGTAATTCAGTAGCGGTTTAGGGGTAAGGCATTGCCGAACCCCATAAACAGAGAAAGGAAAATCCACCATGAAGATTTCAAAAATCACGATTAAGAGTCTTTTCGGAATCAAGGAATGGAGCGGAGACGGTAAGAATATTGAACTTGTCGGAGATAACGGAACTGGTAAAACATCCGTTATTGATGCAATCAGATATGCCCTTACCAACGCATCAGACCGTGAGTACATTATCAAAAACGGAGAGACAGAGGGAGAGATTTTCATTGAGACAGATAGTGGTCTCTCCATAGACAGAAAACCGAGACAGGGAATGACGGATTATAAGTCTGTAAAACAGAACGGCAATGTTGTTCCCAGTCCTGAAACGTTCCTGAAAACCATATTCACTCCGTTGCAGCTTTCTCCTATGGAGTTCATCTCTATGGATAAGAAAACCCAAAATGCAACGATTCTGGATATGATTCAGTACGATTGGAACCTTGACACGATCAAAGAATGGTTCGGAGAACTGCCGCCGGATGTGAATTATGAACAGAACATTTTAGCGGTTCTGAATGACATTCAGGCAGAAAACGGTTACTACTTCATGCACAGACAGGATGTAAACCGGGACATTCGTGCCAAGAAAGCTGTTATTGCCGATATTGGAAGTTCTCTTCCTATCGACTATGACGGAGAGAGATGGGAGAAAGAAAACCTCTCAGAACTCTATACGGAGATTGAGAAGATCCGTAAAAACAATGAAACCATCGAAAAGGCAAAACGTCTCAGAGACAGCCACGATGGAAAAATCAGAAGTTTTCAGGCAGACAAGGAAGTGAAACTGGCCGCACTCGACAGAGAGATGGCTGCACAGGAGAAAAACATTGAGAGTGAACTGGCGAAGTTGAAAGAACAGATTAAAAATCTGGAAGAGAAGAAATCCGGTCTCTCAGGTGCAAAGGCTGACAAGGAAAAAGTTATCAGTGCTGAGTATGAAACTGCCGTTTCCAAGTATGAGGCCGAGGAACAGTCCTACGCAGAATACGCAGATATGGAAACCACACCTATTGATGATCTCATGGCAAAGGCCAACGAGACGGAGAAGATGAAAGGCCATATCAACGAATGGCGCAGAATGTTGTCCATCCAGGAGGAAGTAGCCACCTTGCAGAAAGAGTCTAATTCTCTGACAGAAAAGATTGAACTTGCAAGAACTCTTCCTGGAACCATTCTGGAAACGGCAGAGATCCCGATTGAGGGATTATCTGTAAAGGACGGAATACCTCTTATCAATGGGCTTCCGGTAAGCAATCTTTCCGAGGGAGAAAAACTGGATCTCTGTATTGATGTGGCAATTCAGAATCCGTCCGGCTTACAGATCATCCTCATTGATGGTACTGAGAAACTGTCTGAGGAAAACCGCACACGTCTCTATGAGAAGTGTAAGAAGAAAGGGTTGCAGTTTATCGCAACCAGAACCACAAGTAACAATGAATTAACAGTGATTGAACTGTAGGAGGAAACACTATGGCAGGCAAAAACAATGGTCTTGACGCAATTATGGCGATGATGGCTCTCAAAACTCTTATGAACGACACAAAGGATTTGGCAATTCATCTGTTCACTATCGAAGTGACTGTTACTTCGGGATCTATCGGATGCAGTGCATCTGGAAACAGAAAGTTTCTTGAAGATTTGGACGGCGGTATTGAATGGTTGGATGAAACTAATGATCGTGTCAAGGACATCATGGCTGAGCAGACTACAAAGTTGGCTGAGCTTATGAAAAAGAAGTTTGGTTTTGAGACTGTTGCAGCTGATTCCAACTCCGAAGATGGTTTCGCAAAATTTATGGAAACTCTCTTCGGGGGGGGCAGAACGATAGCGAATAAAACAAATAATCTGCCTGCCGTAGTGTTCTATTGGTAGGCAGATTCATAAAAAAACAGGAGGTAATTTATGGCAACGAAAGACACAAATTATTTGGTAGCAGTCCACAAAGGACTTGACGAAAGCCTTGAAAAACAGGTTGCAGCTTTGCCTGAGAAATTTAACAAACAGAGATTTTTACAAAACTGCATGACGGTTCTGCAGGACGGACAGGCTGATTTTTCAAAATGTGAAGCACCGACCGTTGTGCGAACACTCTTAAAAGGAGCGTTCCTTGGTCTCGATTTCTTTAACGGAGAGTGTTACGCAATTCCTTACGGAAATCAGTGTCAGTTTCAGACTGATTACAAGGGAGAGATCAAGCTGTGCAAGAGATATTCGAGCAATCCTATTCAGGACATTTACGCAAAGGTAGTCCGTGAGGGAGATGAGTTTGAGGAAGTAATTGAAAACGGTAAGCAGTATGTCAATTTCAGACCTAAGACTTTTTCAAACGGAGAGATTATCGGTGCATTTGCGGTAGTCCTCTACAAAGACGGTTCCATGATGTACGACACCATGAGCAAAGAGGACATTGAACATACCAGACAGACATTCTCAAAGGCAGCAAACAGTAAGGCTTGGAAAGAAAGTTACGGAGAGATGTGCAAGAAAACAGTTCTCCGCCGACTGTGTAAGTTGATTGACCTCAACTTTGATACCGCAGAACAGTGTCAGGCATTTGAAGATGGTTCGGCGTTTGATGTTAAGGAAAAACCGAAAGAGAAGTATCAGGCACAGGACATTTACCAGTCTCACGATCAGAGTTCTCATAACGCAGATGAGAGTTCTGATGGTGTGATTGACGGAACATTCAAGGAAGTAGATGAGTAATCTTCTTAAACTTACCCCGGAGAACTATTACACCAAAGAAGCTAATATGCAGTATGTGTCCGTTTCTCAGTACAAAGAGTTCAACGGAACGACTGGAAAAATGGGTTGTGAAGCATATGCTATGGCGAAGCTCCGGGGAGAAGTCGAGGAAGTAACCACAACTGCGTTAATGGTAGGCTCCTATGTGGATGCCTACTTTGAGGGTACACTTCCTACATTTTCCGCACAGCACCCGGAAATCTTCTCATCCAGAGGTAAAACCGCCGGAGAGTTGAAATCCGAATACAAACAGGCCTCAATTATGATTGACCGTGCCGTGAAAGATCCAGTTTTTATGCAGTACATGGTCGGAGATAAGCAGGTTATTATGACCGGAGAAATTGAGGGGGTTCCTGTCAAAATCAAAATTGACAGTGCGGACGGCAGACGAATCACTGACCTCAAAACAGTAAAGAGCATCACGGAAACCTTTTATGCAAAGGACCTGGGGCAGAGACTTAATTTCTGTGAATGGTGGGGATATGATTTGCAAGCTGCCGTGTACAGAGAAATTTACAGACAGAATACTGGAGATCTCTTACCGTTTTACATCTGTGCTGTCAGTAAGGATAAGACAGACAATATTCCACATCCGAGAATTAAGGTAATCGAAGTGCCACCGTTGATGATGGATGAAAAACTGGCAGAGGTCAAAAGCAATATCGTAAAAATTCAGCGCATCAAAGACGGAGACATTGAACCACTTAGATGTGAGGTCTGCGATTACTGTGCCGACACTGAGGTTTTGGATGGACCTATATCAATGGATATGCTTATGGGAGAGATTTAATGAGAGATTCAATTATTGTGGATATGAAATATGCGGATCTTGATATTATCAACGGTCAGTATGGGGTTGAGAGGCATCACTGCCTCGGAGGTCCCAACCGAAAAAAAGCAGATGAAGATGGCTTATGGGTTCCACTCACACCAGAACATCACAGAACGGGGAAGATAAGCGCACACCAGAGCACAGAAGTACAAAAACTGTTGCAGATAATAGCACAGCTCTCCTACGAACTCAATGAGGTATCACAAGGACTTACCGTGGATGAAGCACGGAAAAAGTTCTTTGATAGATACAGAAAATTCTACATTTAGGAAAGGAAGTGATAAAAGTGGCAGAGAAACTTACATTGGCATCTATGTGTGCCGGAGGCGTTCAGGAAAGAATCGACAGAGCGTTGGCAAAGATTTCTGACAACATTCTCGATTTGAATACGGATGCCAAGAAGAAAAGAACTCTCGACATTAAGATTGTTCTCACTCCATCAGAGGATGATAGAGAAGATGTTGCTGTTGAGGTTCAGACTTCCGTTAAGTTGGCTCCTGAGATGGGACTGAAAACTCAGTTATTCATCAACAAGGACTTCCGTAGCGGCGTAACAACCCTTACAGAACACGCAAAGGGCGCAATCAAAGGTCAGCTTACTCTTGATGAGTGCGGTATGTGCATGGACCCGGAAAAGGATTCCACACCGACAGCAGAGGAACTTGGTTGCGATCCTGAGACTGGAGAGGTACTGGAAGAAAAATCAGAACCTCCGAAAGAGGGAAAGAAAGTAATCAGCATGAGAGACGCAGTAAATAGTTAGGAGGATATTATGTTTTTCAAGGAAGCATACGAAGCTCTCAAACAGGGAGCTATCGTTAAACTGCCGGAATGGGCTGGATATTGGAGATGGGAGGATAATTCCATCAAAATGCACTGCAAGGACGGAAAAGTATTAGATATTCGTGAGACAGACAACGTTGACTACACGCTCACTTTCATCCTCAGAGATGATTGGGAGATTGCAGCCGGTCCCGATGTAAAAGACTTGAATATCCAGACATTCACATTCGGAGAAGCAGTACGCAGATTAAAAGCAGGGCAAAAAGTAACCCGTAAGGGATGGAATGGAAAAGGAATGTTTGTTGTTTACCAGAAAGGTTATCCGCAGGGTATTCCGTGTAATAAACAGACAGCCGAAGCGTGGGGACTCAATGAGGGAGATTTGTTTGTATGCAATCCGTATTTACAGATCCGTTGCGTTGACGGCTCACATTCCATGTGGGTTCCGAGTATCAATGATTGCCTTGCCGAAGATTGGTGTAGCGCACAGTAACAGGAGGAAAATATGTTAAAAGCAGCTATTGAGAAAATTCTTTCTCTCGATGCTCCTCATATTGAGGAAATTGAGGGAAGAACCTATGTAGACAAAGATATGACACAGATCGGCAAGGAACTCAGAGCGACCAGTATCACAATGAACAATCTGAGTAGCCTTGTGGATTTCATCAAAAAGAGTAAGGCTGATTTCAAGACCGGTCATTACATCGCCCAGGTGGTTTCTCCTACTGAGGTTCGTCTGTTCTCCAGTTTGGATGCAGACCGTCAGAGAGAAACACTGGCAGTTGTCAAAGCAGAGATCCCGGAGTTTTCATTCGGTCAGTTCATCGGAAACGAAGAGTTTGTTATCGGTGTGCAGTCCAAGTTCTTAAACGAGGATGCTAAGGCAAATGATAAGCCGATCATCTTACAGTTTGCCGGAAATGTTAAGGCCGGCACTGTTGCAGAATACGGAGACACCGGAGTAGGACAGAAAGCGGCAATCAAGAAAGGCGTTGCCTCTCTGCAGGAAGTTGAAGTTCCGAGTCCTTGCCGTCTGATGCCGTACAGAACCTTTACAGAGGTTGCACAGCCTATGAGTAACTTCATTTTCAGAGTAAAGGACAATGATCGCCTTGGTGTTACCTGTGCCTTATTTGAGGCAGATGGAGGCGCATGGAAGAATGAGGCGAAAGCCAACATCAAAGCGTATCTCGAAAAAGAACTTGCAGATGTATCAAACATCTTTGTGATTTCTTAAATAATCGTAACCCGTAAATATGTATCTGCAATTATCTCCTAAGATTGGTCTCTGAGGAAAATATGTCACGAAAGCCGCAGAATACACAAACGGTTTACCTCCTTTTAAGAAATTCGATTAGTTAAATGGTATAAACCCCTGACAAGGATCTTTTGTTAAATTACCCAGGAGCCGTCATTCCGGCGGCTCCACCCATAATGAAAGAAAGGAGGACTTAGGGATGCACAAGGTTGTTATCAAAGGAAATTATTACGGCAGAACCAGAACCTTACCAGATCTTAACGATTACTTACATGAGTGTGCAAGGCATCCTCAGATGGGTGCAAAAATGAAAAGAGATTACCAGATGATCGTGTGTAACGCTATCAGAACGCAGTTACCGAGACTTACGATTACAAACCCTATCATCATTCATTACAACTTCTATGAACCGGATAAGCAGCGTGACAAGGGCAATATTTTTTCTTTTGCCGATAAAGTTTTTCAGGATGCTTTGCAGAAATGTGGAGTGATTAAAAACGATGGTTGGAAAGAAATCGACAACTTTACGCATGACTTCTATGTGGATAAGAAAAACCCAAGGATTGAGATATTCCTTGAAGAGATAGAGAAAGGACCGTTCGATGGCTGAGAAAAAGTATTTTTGGCTCAAAATGCCCCGGAACTTCTTTGAAAAACACTATATCAAGATACTTAGAGCAAAGGATAATGGCGATCTTTTGGTTATGTTCTATATATGGATGATTACAGAGTCAATCGACCATGAGGGCAAACTGCGATTTTCCGAAGATATTCCATATGACGCAGAAATGTTGGCGGAAGCGTCCGGTTTTGCGTTACAGATTGTTACACAAGCGTTACAACAATTTTCAAAATTACAGCTTGTGGTTACGGAAAGTGACGGCACGCTATTTTTACCAAAATCTCTGAAAATGATTGGGTCTGAATCGGCATCCGCACAGAGGGTTAGGGAGTATCGGGAGAGAGAAAAAAACAAGACAAAACCCACTGAGACACCCGAAAACACTGAATGTAACGAACGTGTAACAGAGAGTAACGTTGATGTTCAAAAAGGTAACATAGAGAAAGAGTTAGAGAAAGAGTTAGAGAAAGAAAATAAAAAAGGGGGAAAGAGGGAAACTACCCAATCAATTTTTGAAAGGCTTCTCCCTGAGTACACCATCTCTGATGTAATGGCAGATAAACTTCGCGAATGGTTCAAGTATAAGACGGAACGGAAAGACGGATATAAGGAACAGGGCATGAAGTCGTTGTTAAAACAGGTTGCCAATAAGGTCTCTGTCTATGGAGATACTGCCGTATGCAATCTTATTGATGAATGTATGTCGAATGGATGGAAAGGCATTATTTGGGATAAATTGCAATCATCTTCTGCATACAGAAATAGTGGAGATCGCATTGGAAACAGAGTAAAGGATGTGGATGGCTGGTAATGGAAAGAGAAGAATTTAAGATTTTGGTAAAAGCTATGAAAGCGGTCTACGCACAGCCGACATTCATACCAGATAAAGACGCTTTCGATGTGTGGTATGGATTATTACAAGATCTTCCGTATGAGCAGGCGAACTTGGCAATACAAAAGTACATGACAAGTGAACGTTTTCCTCCAACCATCGCAGATATTCGCACTAAAGCAACGGAGATTATTGCTCCGGCGGAAGAAAGCATGAGCGAACTGCAGGCATGGGCGTTGGTACAGAGAGCGTTAAGGAACTCCGGCTATAACTCAGAAGAGGAATTTGCAAAACTGCCGGAGGCGTGCCAAAGAGCTGTTGGAACGGCGGCAAACCTCAAGGAGTGGGCGTTGATGGATTCAGACCAAGTGGCAACCATTGAACAGTCGCACTTTATCAGGAACTATCGGACTTCGGTGCAGCGGATGAAAGAAGAGGCACGTCTGCCGGAGAATGTAAGGATGCTCATAGCCGATATGGGGAAGAAACACGCAGCACTTATGGAAAAAGCAGTAGACCCACAGATAGAAATGCAAAAAAATGAAGTGCCGGAGGAAAAGACCGAACCACCATCCGGTATGTCAAACGAAACCAGAAAGAGACTGGATGAAATGTATGAGAAGTTCGGTAGAAAATAGACGGAGGAAAGGGCAGCGCGCATAAATCCTGGGAACCTCTGAAATGGATTGAGAAAATTATCATACAAAGAGATGAGGGAAAGAGGATTGTGTCCGAAGTGCGGCAAAGAAAACCCAACGCCGGAAAGATCCATGTGTCCTGACTGTGCGGCAAGAAATTCTGAATTACGCAAGCAGAACCGAAAATACCATGAAAGGATTGGGATATGCACTCATTGTGGGAAAAATCCAGCAGAACCCAACAAAAAGCTATGTTATGAGTGTTTAGGTCAATTTCAAGATAGTTATTCGGAAAAAGGGAAAACCGATGAACAGAAAGAGAAAGATCGGCTGAGGAAAAGGCAGTTAAAACAGACACGCATCGAAAACGGACTATGCCCCAGATGCGGAAAACATCAATCACAGAATGGTGGTTTATGCCAGAGATGCAGGGCGTATCTGAAAAATTATAGAGACAAAAACCGATGCGATTTGTCACGTTCAGAGAGACCGGACTACGGCATTTGCTATATATGTGGCAAAAATTCAACAATGAAAGGAAAAAAGGTGTGCGATAAGTGTTATGAAACACGGCTGAGTACCTTACCGGCAATGTGGGAAAATGCGAATAATGACTACTTCCGGCAGCTCAATTATGCGAGATTTTGCATGATAAAAAATCAAAGAAAGGAGAAAACGAGTGGATCAGATTTCAATGTTTGATTTAATGTACCCAACATTTAAGACTGACAACCCGGTGCGATTGATAGAATTGTTTGCCGGGGTTGGTTCTCAGGCGATGGCACTTCGTAATCTTGGCGTACCGTTTGAACATTACCTTATGTCTGAATGGGAAATGCACGCCACGGCATCATACAAAGCTATTCACATGGCGGACGATGATACGGATTACAGTGCAGAAATGAGTTCCGAGGATGTTATACAGGCACTTACTCAGTTGGGAATATCCGTGGATGGAAAGAAACCTCTCACGGAAGAGCAGATAAGGAGTCATTCATACAGTGACGCATGGCGCAGAGAATGTTACAACAACATAAAAGCCACGCACAACCTTGTCAACATTTGCTCAATGAGGGGGGGTGATCTGGCAATAACGAATACTGACAGATACACCTACCTTATGACGTATTCGTTTCCATAAGACCTTGCCAGGATTTATCACTCGCCGGAAAGATGCGAGGAATGAAAAAAGGATCAGGAACACGTTCCGGGTTACTGTGGGAAGTTGAAAGACTTCTGAATGAGACAGAAAATCTTCCGCAGATACTTCTCATGGAGAATGTGCCACAGGTTATCAGTGCGGACAACATAGATGATTTTCATAGCTGGTGCAGCTTCCTTGAAAGCAAGGGATATAAGTGTTATACGCAAATCCTCAATGCAAAGGACTACGGCGTGGCGCAGAACAGAGAGCGATGCTTCATGGTATCTATTCTGGGAGATTATAATTACAAATTTCCGCAGCCGGTTCCACTGGATAAGACAATGAAAGATTACTTGGAGGACGAGGTAGACGAAAAGTATTATATCAACTCCGAAAAGGCGCAGAAACTCATCAAGGACTTACGAGAGAGCGGTCAGTTAGACGGCATCTCAAAAACCGTTAGGGGGGGGGCAGAGGCTCAGTAGACCGGCATCATTGGGATGTGGTGTTACAGAAGTAGATAGCTCAGATGAACCATGAGCCGGCCGTTGATTGTGGCTCATACGGGAACAGGCGGAGAAAGAGGACGCATAATGTCCCCGGATGGCATATCAGTGGCATTGTCGGCAACGGATTATAAAGATCCACCGAAAGTTTTAGTGGAGGAAAAAGTAAATGGCAGACAGAATAATCGTAGTCGGCTCACTGAACCCGGAAAAAGAAGTCCAGGACAGGGTCCGAGTTTTATCGGGGGGGGGTATTTGCCAAGCGATAAGGGCAACAGACTACAAAGATCCTCCGAAAGTGCTTGTGGAATCTACGACCCATACAATAAAGCATTGTACAAAATGATATGTCCTACCCTATTGGCGAGCGACTACAAACATTTGAAATATGTAATTGAGGAACTATGAAATGGCAAATAAGGTACGCTGCATACAACTGGGGAATATCGCCGTAGGAAAGAGCTGGGATAATCCTCAGAGCGGAAGAATTTATTCCGTAGACGGAATTGCCCCGACCTTAAACACTTGTGGGGGGGCAATTTGGAACCAAAGATATTAGAAATCAAGGAAAGGAAAGAAGATATTGCAGACCGGGATTAAGAGGTTAGGCAATATTCTCCCCACTTCCACGAGAGAGAACCCAAACCAAGGGCGAGTGTATGATACCGGCGGCATAGCTCCGGCGATTACGAGTGGGGGGGTACTGTACCTTGCATAATAACAGAGACGGAGGCGAAAACGTGGTTGAAAGAATCATTGTTGCAAGCAGAGGACGAAACCCAAGCAATCCATCAGACAGAACCACAGGCGCACCAACGGAACAACGGTTAGAGCCAAACTCAGAGGGGTTGTGCAATACACTTACTTCCGTCCAAAAAGACAACTATGTTTTGGAGATAAGAGTAAATGAGGATTGACTTTGCGATATGCCGTTGCGTCAGAACTGAATACGGCAAAAGGATAAGAAAATTATACGAAAGCCACCAGATTTCAGAAAAAAGAGGCAATATGACTCAACTTGAAGCAAGAACTGATGGCATATCCAATACCCTCACAACTGTTCAAAAAGACAATCTGGTTTTAGAGATAAGGACGGTGGATGATGGATAGAGAGTATGTAGGCATCCGGCAGGCAACACAGAAAGGTTATATCGAATGTGAGATTGGCGGAGTTGCAGATTTCTCATACCCGACAAGTAAATTACGGCGAGGAAGAGTGCAAGGCGGCGGTCATGTATGCCCACCCCTTACGCCCAAAAGCAGGGGGATTTGCCGTATTGAGAAAATTGTTCGGGGGGGCAGGACGGTATGCAGCATAGTGACAATATCGCGGAAAGGAGTACAGAAATGGCAAAAGTAGGGCAGATTTCCAACGAGGGAAGTCAATGCGGATCTGTTTATTCTGATAATGGCAATTCTCCAACGTTGACCGCCGGAACGCATGGAGATGCGAACTCAAAGGTTTGCACAGAGTACCGCATAAGAAAGCTCACTCCAAAAGAGTGCTGGCGGCTGATGGATTTCTCAGATGCAGATTTCCATAAGGCGGAGAAAGTAAATAGTAACACACAACTTTATAAGCAGGCCGGAAACAGTATCGTGGTAAATGTTCTGGTTGCAATTTTAGGGCAGTTATTCATCGGAAAAGAGGATGCATATAGAGACTGCAAGGTAAAGAAATAGGAGGCAATATGCAGAAATTAAAACAGATGGTAGTAATGAGAGAAAGCCACGAAAGAGACGAGGGAACAATGGGATTTCACGATTATGTGACAGTGAAAGAGGACTTCAATAAATTCGTGGATAGAGTAACAGAGGCTTGCGAAACAGTTAATGGCAAATTCTTGGGAGTTTCTTATCCTAACGAAGATACCGCCGTTATTCTGTATAGATGGTCTGACGGATTGCATTAAATTTTTTTGTAGAAAATGTTTAGTCAGACAAACGAAAATGTGAAAGAAAGGAGAAAAATCGGTATGTTAGGAAAAACCGCAAAGGAAAAACAGACAGACGATAAAGAGACTGAGTATGCTTCCTACGAGATTTGCCGGAAGAGCAAAGTCGGAGAGTACATTCAGGCAGGGCAGGAGTTTTTTGTGGCTGATATGAAAAAGAAAAAGATTTACAGCTCCAACGATCTGCGCCTGAGAGAGTTATCGGAAAAAGTAGACTCTGAGGACACATTCGTATTCAAAGAAGCAACTTATATGTAAACAGGAGGACAGTTTTATGAGCAACAGCAGTAATGGAAACAGTGGAAAAGCATCAGGCGGTATCGGATTTTTCGGAGTGTTACAGCTTATCTTAATCACTCTGAAATTATGCAAAGTAATCACATGGTCTTGGTGGTTAGTTCTTCTCCCTATCTGGATTGGGGTTGGACTTACGGCAATTCTTATTGTAATCATCGTGATCGCAACAATTTTGAAGTAGGAGGGAAAGACATTGACGCAGGAGCAGATGAGAAACCTCAACACCATCGTAGAAACATATGGAAACGATGCACAGGAGGATATGGCTATTGAAGAGTGTTCGGAACTCGTCAAAGCCATTCTGAAATTCCGCCGTAGCGATGAGAAAACAGCGGAAACGAGAGAAGCAGTGATAGATGAAATTGCAGATGTGCAGATTATGCTCTCACAGTTGGAAATTATTTTTAACTGCGTAGCAGAGGTAGAGGATCGAATTGATTTCAAAATCAATCGACAGATGGGGCGAATTAAGGAAAGAGAGGCAAAACGTGATGTTTGTTAAGTCTCAGGATGGAGCGGTAGTTCTGAACAACGACAAGGTAACAGAATACAGCACGGACAGCAAATATGATGGGCGGTACAAAGTTGCTGCCCTCGTAGGAGAAAGCAGAGTAGTGATTGGCAGATACTCCACGAAAGAAAAATGCAGAATGGCGATTTCAATGCTTATGGATTGCTGCACCATGAATTTGCTGTTTGAAAGAGGACAGGATGAAAACCCCAGAGACTTAGTATGTGAATATGTGGCAGATCAACCGCTAGGAGTGTTTGAGATGCCGCAGGAGGATGAGGTCTATGAGGATAGGACTGATTGACGTAGACGGACACAATTTTCCAAACATACCTCTTATGAAACTATCGGCATGGCATAAAAGTATAGGCGATTCCGTTGAGTGGTACAGCCCATTATTTTCGGGACACATGGATCGTGTGTATATGTCAAAGGTATTCAGTTTCACACCGGATTACGAACATTTTGTAGATGCAGATGAGGTTATACGCGGCGGTTCTGGGTATTGCATAGAAACAGTAGACGGGAGAGAGATTTACCACAAAGAAAGAGATCACACACTACCGGAAGAGGTGGAACACATTTACCCAGACTACGATCTTTACCCTGAATTATGCAAAGATACGGCATACGGATTTCTTACAAGAGGTTGTCCAAGAGGCTGTAATTTCTGCCACGTTGAAGCAAAAGAGGGAAGATGTTCCCGTAAAGTTGCAGATTTGTCGGAATTTTGGAGAGGACAGAAAAATATAGTGCTGTGCGATCCGAACCTCATAGCTTGCAAAGATTGGAAAGATTTATTGCAGCAGCTCATTGATAGCAAAGCAAAGGTAAACATCAATCAAGGTATAGACATTCGTATTATGACAGATGAAAAAGCGGAAATGATAAGACAGTTAAGAGTTGACAGCGTTCATTTTGCATGGGACCGGTACGAAGATAAAGAACTTATTGTACCAAAGTTCAAAATGTTCAAGGACATAACCGGATGGAAAGCCAGAAAAACAAGCGTGTTCGTTCTGACGAATTTCGACACAACAATCGAGCAGGATTTGGAACGGATATATACCCTAAGAGATATGGATTACGACCCGTATGTAATGGTATATGACAAACAACACACAAAGGGTGGAGACACCGTTAGATTACTTCAAAGGTATGTGAATAACAGAAAAATTTTCAAAACCATAAAACGGTTCGAGGACTACAATCCGCGAATGGGATAGGAGGACACTATGAACAAAGAATTTTATAGAGGGGAAATCTTCTATATCCGCAACGAGAGTGAATATAGCGGAAATGTACAGGGGGGGGGTAGACCTGCGGTAATCATAAGCAATGATATTGGCAACAATGCAGGCCCCATATTGGAAGTGGTTTACCTTACCACTCAGGAAAAGAAACCGTTGCCGACACACGTTAAAATCAACAGTTCAAAATATCCGTCCACCGTGCTTTGTGAGCAGATTGATACGGTAAACAAGGATAAGGTTGGAGATTACATAGGGCAGTGTTCTATGGCGGAAATGAAAAAGATTGATGCAGCGTTGGCAGTAAGTATCGGCATTGGAATTAACATCAAATCGAATGATCTGGTAAAGAAGTGGGCGGAAGCTGCAAATGAAGCAATGAAGCCAGACGAGAAAGAAACCGAACCTATCGCAAAAAAGGTGGAGATGCCGGACATTGAGACACAGTTGGAAATTGCAAAGATAACTGCTGAGAGGGACGTGTATAAGCGGTTATACGAGGATGCAATGGCACGGAGATAGGAGGAAGCATGGCTCTAATAAAGAGAGATAGAGAAAACTTCTGGATGTTAAATTGGCTTGATGAATACATGACCGGTCACAAAGGATTTATATGTGGAGGATGTTTCAAAAACATATTCAATAAAGAAAAGGTAAAGGACCTTGATATTTTCTTTGAGAATGAAAGCGATTTTGATGATGCGGTACAGTATTTTGACAGTCAGACACCAGGATATGACGGAGACGATGTAAGAGATGAGAAATATCATTTCCACTACGAAAACGACAATGTAAAGGCATACAAACACATTGAAACAGGTGTTGTGATTGAACTTTGTTGCAAAATATTTGGAAAACCGGAAGAAATTCTGAATAAGTTCGATTTCACAATCACGAAGTTCGCATATTACAAAGAGGAAGTAGAGGATGAAACTGGTGCGGTAGCGAAAAGACAAGAACTTCCGTTTGAAACTCTGGAATATGAGCATTTCTTAGAGGAAATTGGAATACCGGAAACACACATTGAGTACAAAATCCTGATGGATGATGCGTTTTTTGAACATCTACATCTTAAACGGATTGTAATTGATAAAGATATTCCATTTCCAATGAGCACTTTTGAACGGATGCTGAGATATGCAAAGTACGGATATTTCCCATGCAAAGAAACAAAGATGAAGATAATCAATGCACTTAGGGATTTGACAGACGAACAGGTTGAATTATCTGAAAGCCTTTATGACGGCATGGATTAGGGAGGAAAGATGAAAAAGACAGCGAGAGTAATTATCACATCAAAGTGCGACCGGAAGTGCCCGGGGTGCTGCAACAGCAAATTGGACTACACATCATTGGCGAAAGTGATTGGCGGTATCACGGCATTAAAGGACTATGAGGAAGTTGTGATTACCGGCGGAGAGCCTATGATAAATCCGGCACAACTCTACACAGTCATTAAAATGCTCAGAAAGCAGAATAAGAGACAGAAAATCTATCTTTATACGGCTTGTCTGACAATGGACGATCATCCGGTAATTTTAAAACACTTGGATGGTATCACAGTAACAGTCCATGCAGAAGCCACAGATGAGGATATTCGTAATCTGAAATACATGAGTTCCAATCTCTACGATGAGGACTTGGATATGCGCCTGTTTATCGACAAGAGGGTGTACGACAGGTACGACTTATCTAATATCTGCATGAAAACATGGGATGTAGTGAGAAAACTGGAATGGAAAGAAAAGTGCGATCCGGCAGAAAACGAAGAACTGTTTTTGTGGAATCTTTATTAAGGAGGCTGCTATGGAAACTTATAGAGTTGTATCAATTACAGACAGAAAAGGCAATCCGAGAATTGAGGGCAGATACCCTCTCAGAGTAGGGAGAATGTGCAAGAAACCCACTCCAAGAAACGGAGATGCCATGATGATTGAATGGTTGGCTCAGCCGGATGGAACACCGTATGTCGGCATGATTGTTACGAGTACAGTTATCGGATTCAAGACCGAGGATAGAGGAAAATACATTGAGGTAACAACCAGAAATTCAATCTACACATTTGAGAGAGTATGAGAGAAACAGAAACTTTTGAGTATATCCGCCGGAAGTACCCGGACAAGGAAGAAACATGGAGAAAAGTCACACGGCTTGTTAAGTTTGATGAGAATTTGGAAGTAAAGAGTGTGCATGACTTCAACATGGAGTGCTACATATCATCATTTGGCAGACTCATACGGAATGGGATCCTATGTAATATGGCATACGGAGATAAATACGATATTTCCAGTATGTTCACAGATACGGACGGAAACCAAGTACGGTTTAAGAGACACCAGATTGTTATGCAGACTTTCTTCATGGGAGACAGACGGCGGTATGACACCGTAGACCATATAAATAACATGGAAAGGTTTGATAACAGCATATACAACCTCAGATGGGCGGACAAGGGCGTACAGTGCGGAAACCGCAAGGACAAGCCAGGGAAACACAGAATGGTTATCTGCATAGGCGATGAGGAAGAAATCTTTTTCTCATGCCGGGAGGCGGAACGACTGTACAACCTACCGCCGAACTCGGTCGGTAAGGTATGCCGCGGAGAACTAGAATCCATATATGGTTATAGATTTGGATATTTATAAGGAGATCAGAGATGGGAAAAGATTGGACTGGAAATGGCAAGAGTATTTTTACAACTCTTGGTGCATCCAACCACACAGAGAAAGAAAGAGAGATTAACGACTACTATGCGACAGACCCTATCGCAGTAGACGCATTGTTACAGGGGGGGCAGAACTGAATCATAAGATTTGGGAGTGCTCTGCAGGACAAGGACACTTATCAGAACGCCTCATAGGACTTGGGTATGAGGTACGCAGTACGGATCTTATCGACAGAGGGTACGGAGAGGGCGGAATAGACTTCTTGCAGACAACAGAAATGTGGGATGGCGATATTCTTACCAATCCTCCATACAAGTATGCGAAAGAGTTTATCGAACACGCAATAACAATCATACCGGACGGGAGAAAAGTGTTCATGTTCCTTAAATTACAATTTTTGGAGGGAAAGGCCAGAGGCGAGCTGTTTAAGAAATACCCTCCGAGATATGTATATGTGTCACGCAGCCGTATTCTGTGCGCCAAAAACGGAATGTTTGAGGAAATGAAAGCCGGAGGCGGAAGTGCAGTTGCGTATGCGTGGTATGAGTTTCAGAAAGGTTATAAGGGAGTGAGCATTATTAAGTGGATAAATTAGATTTTGGTTACTACAACATGGACTGTATGGCTGGCATGAAACTTTTCCCTGATAAATACTTTGATGTGGCAATCGTAGACCCACCATACGGAATCAATGCGCCGAACATGGCGATGGGAACCAATAAGAGCCGGACGAAGAACGGTTATCCATCCGAAAGCACTGCAAGCAGATTGAAACGGAGTGGACAGGTAAAGGAATGGGATAGCAAACCGCCAACGGAGGAATACTTCAAAGAATTGTTTCGCGTATCGAAAAATCAGATTATATGGGGCGGAAATTATTTCAATCTGCCACCAACAAAGTGTTTTGTTGTATGGGATAAGGTGCAGCCGTGGGATGCCTTTTCACAAGCGGAGATTGCGTGGACTTCTTACAATCTCCCGGCAAAACTGTTCAGATACTCAAACACTGGCGGAACAAATTCAGAGAAGCGCATCCATCCAACCCAGAAGCCAATAGCATTGTACGAATATCTCGTAGGTGCTTTTAAGCTATCGGGGGGGGTGGTGCTTGACACCCATGTAGGATCTGCGTCAAGCCTCATCGCATATCACAGAACCGGCGTGAGGTTTGTAGGGTTTGAGATAGACACTGAGATGTATGAGGTTTCAAACGCGAGGTTGGAAAGAGAGAAAGCGCAATTATCCCTATTCGATTTAGGGATGGAAAGGAATAGAGATGAGTAGTTTTGTACCGATTTATGCGGTAGATTTCGATGGAACACTTTGCGAAAGCGAGTGGCCCGGAATTGGAGCACCGAATAAAAAACTGATACAACACCTTATTCAACGCAGAACAGAGGGAGCAAAAGTGATCCTTTGGACTTGCAGAGTGGAAGAACATCTGAAAGAGGCGGTGGACTGGTGCAGAAAATTTGGTTTAGAGTTCGACGCGGTCAATGATAATCTGCCGGAAAACGTTGAAAAATATGGTAACAATCCAAGAAAAGTGTATGCCACTTGCTATATTGACGATTTGGCTGTGGATAAAAGAAAATACGATCTTCCGTTTCATGCGGACGAAAAGATCGACTATTCAAAATTCGATAAATACCCTCTCGGAAGTGAGTGGATGTTAAAGACGGAATATGCAGAGCTTCCGGTGGTAGTAGAAGAGGTAAATGCTTTTCACGGGTATATCAGTGTAAGAAGCACGAGCGAAGAGGACAAATTTAGATATTTCAAGATTCGCCGTGATATTGAATGGTTTTATGACAAATTATTTCCAAAGGAGTGATGCGTTTATGAAGAAAAAGAAAATCAATCCACAGGAATTTGACTGTGGATGCTGTGGAAATCAGATTTACAAGAGCCGTCTTAGGGACGAGGTAAAGTGCTGTTATTGCGGTTATATCAATCATGTAGGGAAATACACAGGTAGGAGGAATAGACTTGGATAAAACGAAAATAGAGTGGGCTGACAGCACATGGAATCCAATTACCGGCTGCCGTCATAAATGCCCTTATTGTTATGCCAGAGGCATTGCAAACCGTTTCGTATCACGGAAAGGATGCCATCTGGTAGAACCGGAGACGTACAAACTCGGAGACGATGGTTCTGAAATTTATGAGATAAATGAGCAACCGTATTATGTTGATGATGAGACCGGAAAACAATTCAGATGCGCCTATCCGCATGGATTTGTGCCGACAATCCACAGATACCGCATGGGAGAATACAGAGACAAAAAGAGGCAGAGAAATATCTTTGTCGGATCAATGTCGGATGTGTTTGGAGAGTGGGTTCCTGATAGATGGATCAGGGAAGTGTTTAATGCTTGTGAGAAAGCTCCGCAGCATAATTACCTCTTCCTCACGAAGAATCCAGGAAGATATATTGAGCTGCATCATTACGGAGAATTACCACTCAGAGATAATATGTGGTACGGAACGACAGTCACAGATCCAGATACGGAGTATATGGGGCAGGACGGACACTATGAGTTCCATACGTTTTTGTCAGTAGAGCCTATACTGGCAGACTTCGGAGAGCTGAGTGAGAAATCATACATCCCGGAGTGGATAATCGTAGGAGCTGAGACTGGCAGCAGAAAAGATAAAGTCATACCAAGACGAGAATGGATTGAAAATATTGTGGAGCAGTGCAGAAAGTACAACATACCGGTATTTATGAAACCGAGCCTCACGGACATTTGGGGCGAAGAACTCATTCAAGAGTTTCCAAAAGCCCTTATTCATGCCTGATTTATTCCAGAGCATTGATAAGAATATGCTTAAATCGCCGGTAGCGTACTGCAAAACACATAAAGGGTATCTATCAACGAAGCAAATGAAAGTCCATAAGTGCCTGCAGATAGGATGCACTGGACTGGAAAGGTTGGAACATCCCTACTGGGAGGAACGCCAACGGAAAAAGGATGAAGCAAAGAGGAAAAAGAAGCAACGGTAAATTGGTTCACGTTTCATTTGATGAAGTAGAGAGATTTGTTCCGAGAGTTCCGAAACAGATTTGCCCGGATGAGGATAACACCACTCCGAGGATATGCGTAGCACCTAACATATTGAGTGCAATCCAGGCGATGCCGCAAGGCGGAACAGTGGCGTACAACATGGCAAGAATCGGTGTGCCGGTTGTTATCCATGCGTATTACATAGAGAGTGATGCTATCCTCATGCCGGAGCAGATAGCGGATAAAGTGCCGGATGCCGTTGCCACAGGAGAAATGTGGGTTATGGCAGTTCCGGCAGCAGTCCGGCGGATAGATTACGAGATTGTTGATCCGTATGTGCCTATGAGGATTGATATGAATGGCACGAGAGAACGATTTCTTGTATGGTACGGAGAATTGAAACGGGTTCGGTATCAGGATAATTGGAGAAATCTATCTACCAGAACAGCCAGAAATCAAAAGGCGGTAGAGTGGTTTATGGAAAATAAGCCAGACATATCGTACAGAACATTTATGTCAAATATGGACGATGAACTATTGAAATCATTCCATGTGGAATTACAGGAGGTATGGGAGTGAACAAACAGAAGAAATTAGCAAAACAGAACACGCCGTTGTATAAGAGAGTACCGACACTTAATCTGGTGGACTATTCAGATATAAAAGTGCCGCTAGTAGTGATATATGACAGCCCGAAAGACTTTCCGGGAAAAGTGGTGGCAAGAGTATGGGACGGAGAGAAGAATCGGCCAACGAATGTTTACTGCGAATATGAAAACCTTAAAAGATGCGAAGATGATGTAATGTCAGCCGGATTTATTTTTAAGTTCCCAAGGACACCGGAGGACGATGCGTGCATTGTTGAAACATACATGAGATAGGAGGATCACAATGGCAAAGAAAAGAAGTTGCCGCAGAACTGCGGACGAGGATAAGATTCACGAAAAAGCCGTAAAGATGCGGAAAATGACAGATGAGCAGTTGGTACATTATGTTGAGGACAGAGTGGAGAAAGCCAGAAGTGAGGGTTTTAATCAGGGTAAAAAGTCCTCCGGCGGAGCGGATATTAACAAATTTCTCAAAGAGATTTCCTCAATCAAAGGAGTCGGAGATGCTACAATCTGCAAAATTGCGGATCATTTCAGAAAGGCAGGAAACCAGAATGAATAAGACGGCTTTGCAGATGTTCGAGGAACGGAACGAAAAGGCGTGCTGCCTTAACTGCGAAAAGCTGATAGTTAAACACACAAAGACAGGACATATAAATTTCTGCGGAGAGAGCGAGAAAATCATTCTGGATATGTTTCTTGATGTCGGAACCAACTTCTCAGGGTACAAATATGCAAGAAAGGAGTCAGCCGATGATTAAAACATGGTTCAAGGAGTACGAAAAGATCAAGGACAAGGCAGTTGTGATATATCCGTATGAATGGGATTGTATGTCAGAGAAACAGCGGAATAAGATTCTTTCTAAGAAAACCGTTATTATGAGCGGAGAAAGCGGATATGCCTGTAAATATTATGAGATTATCGGAAACGTGAATAATCTGTCTGAACATGACTGTGCAATCATAGCAGACGGTGGAAACCTCTGTTTTGGTTACAGAATGGAGGGACAGAGAATAGTGGTATATACAGATTAAGGAGGATATGCGATGATTACAGCAAAAGAATTGGCAGAAAAGCTCAATGGGAGAACATACGGAGATAGTTTTGACGATGTGAAGCAGGAAGCAAAGGAAAGCGGTCTGGTTATTGTTTACGGTGCATCTGATGATCTCATGGAGTTTGATGGGGCAATCTATGATGAGGGCGGTTGCTTCGATGGAGGAAGAGTATACTTTGACAGAAACGGTGTGGATCAGGAGGGAGAAGAACGTGCAAACTGGATAGATGCCAGATGGTGTGACGGCATGAACCGAGACGGACTTCCGGCAGATTGGACGTATGAGACAGAAATTCCTTGTGAGAGATTTGATATTTGGGAAGATGGAGAGGTCTACTGCGTAGGTCTGGTGTTCTCAATCGAGGATCTGAAATGAAAACCGCAGAAACCGTAGCATTGGAAAAGGCAATCAGAAGAGCCACATACAAAATGGGAACATTTGGCTGCTATGAGGTAACAATAGGATATGGCGGCAAGGAGCGTGTGGACTACATGACATACGACACAAAGGGCATTTTTCGATGCTATGAGGTCAAGGTATCAAAGGCAGATTTCCATAGTGCGGCAGTGAAATCGTTCGTAGGTCACTACAACTATTATGTGCTTACCAGAGAACTTTACGATCAGGTCAAAGGAGAGATCCCAGACTGGGTTGGTGTGTATATTGGCGATTACTGCGCCAAGAAAGCCAAGAAACAGGATTTATCCGATAGGGAATATAAAACACGCCGTTCAATCAATGGGCGCAGTACAGAGGTATCTACGCCGTGGGTGGAAATGCTCAAAGAAAGTATGATCCGGTCACTGTACCGTGACTCAGATAAGCTGATTCAGACAGAGGACGAGCAGTACATAAGCCGCCTCAGAAGCCAGATTGACAAGGCAAGGACTGAAAGGGACAGAGAATCCAAGAAGTACCTCAGATTATGGAAAGCCGTAAGGAAAGAATTTGGCGATGAAAAGGCATGGGAACTCATAGAAAAGGCAGAGGAATAAACCCTCTGCCTTAAATTATTTCCTGCCATTTATGGCAATCACTACATCATCAAAACCGGAATCAGAGTAGCAAGTGCCCTCCTGAGAAAGAGTTGTACCTGGCTGCAATTCTTGGTTATCATCCATAAAAGATAATTCGCTAAAATTAACCATCTTCCCATCTTTAAGGTACACCACATCCATCCACACATAATCTGCGGCGGAAGTTCCGTTGTTTGTCACGGATGCAACAATGCCGCTGTCGGTAGTATTGTAGTCAACGGATAAGTCAGAATAGACAGGAGAGTATTCTTTTTCCTCAGATACGGACAGTGCGTAATCAAAACTATCAATCTTATCCCATTCATCAAATGTGGTCCATATACCGGCTGTTTGCCCTGGAGCAACCGCTTTTGTTCCATCACTGGAAGAACCAACCATGCTGCCAGAAGAATCCAATGCGGTCACATTCAGATCAATACTCACAACCTTATCTGAATTGTTTGTTACATACATAACGTAATACATAAAAGAATCATCCACAGTACAGGAATAATCCTGCGTGCTCATCAAATCTGCAAGGTCTGTTTTGTCTTTACTTTCTGTCGTAGTCGTGACCGCAGTAGTGCCATTTTTGGTAGATGTACCGCCACCACAACCAGTCAAAAGAACGGCCGACAGTAACAGTATGGCAAAATATCTCATCTTCATAGACATATCCTCCCTATATAAATGTTTAGTCCATTATACATCAATGTGTCTATCAATGCCACATTATTCGCTTGCCTTGAAATTATATATAGGTTTCAGAATCGCAAGAATATCAACGGTTTCTCCAATACATTCCACAATCTCATCAATAGGCTTGTATGCCATCGGTGCCTCATCTATGGTTTCCTCTGACACAGAAGTAGTGTAGATACCGTCCATAGAGTGCGAATAGTCTCTCATGCTGAGAGTTTCCTTTGCTTTCATCCGGGACATAAGCCGTCCGGCTCCGTGCGGCGCAGAACAGTTCCAATCCTCATTTCCCTTACCGGTTCCGAGAATACATCCGTCACGCATATTGATGGGGATAAGAACCTTTTCTCCGTACTTGGCAGAGATAGCACCTTTACGGACGATGTTGGAGTCGTGGTCGATATAATTGTGGATGCACTCAAAGAAGTCCGGCATATCTGCATCAACACCCCATCCCATGTGATTGCATATAATCTGAGCAATCATAACACGGTTCATGTAGGCAAACTTCTGACATATCCTCATATCATGGAGATACTGTTCACGGTACTTACCCTCTAAATAACAGAGGTCTTTCGGTAATTTCGGAGTGACAGCACGGAAGTTTCGGCGCAGCTCCTTGATTGCGGATTCAATCTCAGATTTTCTTCCAGCAGCTTTGTAGTCGGCAATGAGCTTTTCCTGACGATCATACAAATCATCCTTACCGCACATCAACTCATAGGCAAGGTTCTGATAGTAGTCTGCCACCTGTTTCCCAAGATTACGGCTGCCAGTATGGATAATCAGATACTTATAACCGTCCTCTGCAACATCAACCTCAATGAAATGATTGCCACCGCCGAGAGTGCCAATAGAGCGTTCGAGACGTTTGGTATCTTTTAATTCCCGGCAACAATAAAGCTCTTTCAATTCTTCAAAACGCATTTGCCGCCCATCATGCACATTTTTCCCGCTTGGAACATAGGTGCGGATAACACGATCTAAAGTATTCAATGTAACATCATTAAAATCCCTATGCCCTAAACTGACGCAAAGCATACCGCATCCAATATCCACGCCAACGATGTTTGGAATTACTTTGTTTCCGAGATCCGCAGTAAAGCCAATGACGCATCCCTTTCCGGCGTGAACATCCGGCATGATACGAACCTTACAGTCCTTAAAGGCATCCTGAGACAGAAGAGTGTTAATCTGTTTCAAAGCCTCATCTTCGATGGTTTTTGCATAAACTTTCAAATTACTCATAGTGATCCTCCTATACTTTGTATGTTTTGTTATTTTCAGAATTTCCATTGTATTTTGTGAAAGGGCGAACCCATACACGTTTGCCGGTTTTGGTAGTTCGGTAAAATCCCCTCACACTTACCTGTTCGGTAGGCTTTGTGTAGTGCCTTTTTGTACCGTCTGCAAGAATAGGTCTGCTATCAATGCGGTATGTGGTTATCAACGGAGTAGCACCGCCGGAACGGCGCAGACTTTTCCGCTGCTTATGAGAAATGCGTTTCTCTTTCTGTTCCTTGGTCTCAATGCAGTTACGGTAATGCGTTGCAAAGCACATGAGAGAGTGAAACTTCAATGCCTCCTTGTATGGCGTTCTGTCAGCGGCAAGAACCATCCGGACAGCCTTTCGTTTCTCTTTGCTTAATCCGGCAGGAAAGACAATGCTTTCGATTTCCTGAGTTTTCGGATTATACCGATAATTGCAGACGTACACGCCACCCATATACAGATGCAGTCTGACGAATACGCCCTCCTGCTCATAATAGAATTTAATATCTTCCTCCGATAGATCAACCAATGCGGAGGGGATGGGGATGCGGAACTCTTCGGCATCCAACCAATCTTTATTTTGCTGATACCATTCAATGATCTTCTCTGTTTTCTCAATGGTATCGACTATGATTTTATTGCAGTTCGTAATATCAATCATGCCTAAGACCTCCATTTCTTCAATGGTTCCTTATAGCATTTGTCTATTTGGACACGTTCTTATCAAGCGGCATCGTGCGCTCCGCCGGAGATACGCGAATGTCAGGAGATCCCACTATCCTTATCCGGTTTCACATTAAAGCCGGAAAACCTGTCAACCAACAAAGGGATGGTGTATGCCGTTATCAACCCTCATACCGGCAGCAGTTTTCACATTAAAAACTGCCAGAAACCTGTTACACGACACTCAAATAGACAAATCTTATAAGGAACCATTACTATATATGCGCCTCATTTGGGGCGGTAAATAATATCAACGTGGGAATCTAATGCCTGTTCAATCTTTTCGTCCGTAACACCCAAGTAACGAGCCGTAACGGCGGCGGGGCTGTGGGTGGGGGAATATAACCGCCTGCCCTTGTTTTCACGAGTATCGTTTGGGATATCTCAAAAAAATGCTCAGCAGAGCAAATACTCCGATAGCTACCGGATAATACAAGTATTCGATGATGCTCAGAGGAGAAAGGGAAGCCAGCTTGGCGGCAATCAGCATTTGCGCTCCGTAAGGGATGATGCCCTGGATGACACACGAGAAAGTATCCAGGATACTTGCACTCTTGCGTTTGTCCACCCTGTAACGGGTAGCGATGTCGTTGGCCAATGGTCCCACTGTGATGATGGCTATCGTATTGTTGGCTGTACAGAAATTGGCGATGCTCACCAAAGCTGCGATGCAAAGTTCGGCTCCGCGTTTGCTGTTGACATGTTTGGTCAGTTTTTGGATAATATAGTCCACTCCGCCGTTAAAGCGGATCAGTTCCAGCATACCGCCTGCCATCAGGGTGATGATGATGAGTTCGCCCATTCCGGTGATTCCTGTGCCCATGGAGCCAAGCCAGTCGAACAGGCTGATACTGCCTGTGAGCAGGCCGATCACTCCCGTTGTGGCGATGCCCAGTATCAGTACGAGTGCTACATTCATCCCTGCTATGGCGGTTCCCAGCACAACCAGATAGGGGAGGACTTTGATCCATTCCACCGACTGGATGTCATGGGTGGTCATCACGTCCATTCCCCTGAAGATGTAGTAGCCGAAAACCATCAGGGCGGCCGGAAGGGCTATCATGAAGTTCACCCGGAACTTGTCACGCATGGCGCATCCTTGGGTGCGGGTGGCGGCGATAGTAGTATCCGAAATGAACGAAAGGTTGTCGCCGAAGAAGGCTCCTCCCACCACCACCCCCGCCATGAAGGCCAGGTTCATATCGGTTTTATCCGCAATGCCTGCTACCACGGGGACTAATGCCACGATGGTTCCTACCGAGGTTCCGATGGAGAGCGAGATGAAACAGGCGGCCAGGAAGATGCCTGCCAGCAGCAGATGGTCCGGCAGCAGAAGAAGCGTAAGATTCACGGTTGCGTCAATGGCCCCGATATCTTTGGCGCTTTGGGCGAATGCGCCTGCCAGGATGAAAATCCAGATCATCAGCATGATATTCTTGTTGGCTGCGCCGATGGAATATTGCAGCATGCGCTCGTTCAGGCTCAGCCCTTTGGGGATGCATACTGCATAAACCGAAGATGCCATGAAAGCAACCGTGATGGGGACTTTATAAAAATCATCTACGATGATAGATGTCACCAGATACAGACATAGAAATACCAGTAATGGACTGAGTGCCCATAAGCTGGGTTTATTTGTTATTGGGGTTAATTTTTCACCGTTCATGAATTTGTATTTTATAAAATGAGGTGCAAAGTTACAAAAAGACTTGTTTTATAACAATATATGCGAGAAAAAGGTCACAGCCCCACCTTCGTAATAAGAAAGGCAGGGCTGTAAGGGTATTGGGAAAGTTGAGTATAAGATTGGATTATAGTGTCACGCCTGTCTTGAAGATAGCGATTTCACGATAATTCTTCTTTTCATTATTTACCGGTTCTCCGCTGGCAACCCGGATGATATAGTCTATAAAACGCTCGCAAGTCTTTTCCATCGGTTCGTTTTCTACGATGACTCCGGCATTGAAATCAATCCATCCCGGTTTGTTTTTAGCCAGAGTGGAGTTGGTAGAGATCTTCATGGTGGGAACAAACGTACCGAACGGAGTACCGCGGCCGGTAGTGAAGAGCACCATGTGACAACCGCAAGAGGCGAGGGCGGTAGCCGCTACCAAGTCGTTGCCCGGTGCGGAAAGCAAGTTCAAACCTTTCACTTTCAGGCGGTCACCATAGCCCATAACGCCGTCAACGTATGCCTTGCCGCATTTCTGGGTACATCCCAGCGCTTTGTCTTCCAAGGTGGAGATACCACCTGCCTTGTTGCCTGGTGACGGATTTTCGCCCACAGGTTCGCCGTGTGACAGGAAATATTCCTTAAAATCATTAATCAGATGTACGGTCTGTTCGAACAACTCCTTAGTGCGGCAGCGGTTCATTAGGATCGTTTCCGCACCAAACATTTCGGGAACCTCTGTCAGTACCGAAGTACCACCCTGAGCAATCAGGAAGTCAGAGAACATGCCCAGCAACGGATTGGCGGTGATCCCTGAGAAACCGTCCGAACCACCGCATTTCAAACCTACACGTAATTCAGACAGAGGAACGTCCTCGCGTACATCGGCTTTGGCCTTGGCATACAGCTCACGCAGAATCTTCATGCCTTCTTCAAATTCATCCCCCACTTTTTGAGTTACCATAAATTTCACGCGGTCTGTGTCATAATCACCCAAAAACTCGCGGAAAACATCCGGCTGGTTGTTCTCGCAACCCAGACTGACAATCAGTACGGCTCCTGCATTGGGATGCAGAATCATGTCGCGGAGAATTTTCTTGGTATTCTCGTGGTCATCACCCAACTGCGAACAGCCATAGTTGTGAGGAAAAGCCATGATGGCGTCCACGCCTTCACCGTTGGTTTCGCGGCGTAACGCTTCGGCCAGTTGGCCGATGATACCATTTACACAACCCACGGTAGGGATAATCCATACCTCGTTACGGATCCCCACATCACCGTTCTTGCGGCGGTATCCTTTGAACGTCAGGTCTTTCTTCGGGATATTGAGGTCTACGCTGACCGGATTGTAGGTATAATCCAACAGACCGGCAAGATTAGTCTTTATCTGATTTTCGTTAATCCAGTGTCCTTGTTCCACGGCGGTCAGGGCATGGCCGATGGGGTAGCCATACTTGATGATGTTCTCGCCCTGGGCGAAATCTTTCAGTGTCACCTTATGGCCGGCGGGCACGTCTTCTTTCAAAGTGATGACATGACCATCTACCGTGATGGTTTCGCCTGCTTTTAAATCCGAGATAGCCACCACTACGTTATCAGCCGGATTAATTTTCAAATACTTTGTTTCCATTTCTATTTTTAGTTATTAGATTTACTTTTTATGTGCGTCCAGATAGAAATCCACATTCTCCACCGCAAGCAGGGTGATAGGCATATAGTTACATTGCTTCACCTCTTTTTTGAATATCAGGTGGTTGCACAGGCTCTCTACGCCGCTGTATCCTTGTGCGGTAGGTTGCTGCGCGATCAGGAAATCTACAGCACCCTCTTTCAGACAAGAGACGTTCCGGCGTAACAAATCGTACCCAATCAGTTTGAAATTTTTCATATTGTGTCCGATGAGATATTCGCCTACAATGTATACTTTCGAGTTGAACGTGATGCCGCACGTAATCTGTGGGTTCTCCTGGAAGAAGCGGTTCATCAGTGCCTCGTCCTCGTCCGGGCGCTTGGCATAGAGATTCAGTTCCACTATCTTGCAGTCGGGAAAATGCTCCTGCATATATTTTCTGAATCCTTTTTCACGGTTTTCCTGCTGGTTCGATCCCAGGCGTCCTTCGTTGATTTGTCTGAAGATAACAATTTCCTTGGGACATTCTCCCAGCATCATGGCCATGCGGGCGGCAAAGTATCCGCTTTGATCGGATTTCTGCCCGAAGAATGCCAGTGGGTTCAGACTGTCCACATTGGAGTCTATAAATATATAAGGTATTTCCCGTTCTTGTAATTTGTTGGTAAATCTGGCCGTCATTTCAGGAATAGTGGGGGCAAGCAATACGCCGTCCGGCTCTTTTCTCAGTATGTCCTCACCGGCGTTGATGAAGGAGGAATATTCATATTGGTCATAGTACACCACGGACAGGGTGATGTGGAAATCAGAAAAAGTCTCTACGGCTCTTTTCATCCCCATCTCCACATCGGTCCAGTAATCGCCTTCCTTGTGCTGTGGCAGCAGGCAGACGAACAGATACTTTTTGTTGGACGCCAAAGCGCTGGCATACATATTGGGCTGATAGTCCAGTTGCTTCAATATTTCTTCCACCCGTTTCCGGCTGGCTTCGGATACTCCTGTGCGGCCATGCAATACACGGTCCACTGTGCCGACTGATACATCTGCCAGGCGGGCGATATCCTTAATTCTGATTCTTTCGGGCAGTTTATTCATACCTTATTATATATATTGTGCTCGTACACACTAATAATTTATTTTTTTTCGACACAAATATATAACAATTTTTGGTTTTAAAAAAATAAATAGTACCTTTGTGCACGCACACGGATGAATTATTTGAGTGCTCCGTTGAGTACAAGGTTATGATGTGATTCGTCTATAAGTGTGTAAACCAGTAATTTAATTGGATTAGAAGTTAAACGAATAAATATATAACAATTTAAAATCACGAAATTATGGGAAAAGTAGTAACCTTAGGTGAAATTATGTTGAGATTGTCA